GAGCCTCCTACGAGCGGGGTTGCGCCGCCGTGAACAGCATTGTACGCACCGGTGACACCGCGTGCTTTCTCTCGGATGACAAGACCGTCCGCATGCTGTCGGGGAACCAGATGATAGAGGTGTCCACTCTGTCCTTTACGCTGGAGGTGCGAGGAGATGGCACTCTTCGCAACCCCGGATATAGCAAGGTCGATGATGCCTATGCATTTTACGTAGACGGCCCAGTTCACAAGGTTTATTACCTGACCTTTCCCACCGAGGGCGTTACCTGGGGCTTTGATTTGGCCCAGGGTGTTTGGCATAAGCGAAAAAGCGAAGGCATGGGCAAGTGGCGTGCGACTGGAGCAGTCTCTGCGTATGACCAAGTCATTATCGCGGATGGGGAAAGCGGCAAGCTCTACACCATGAGTTACGGGTCGCGCACCGAAGATGGCAGCCAGATGACGTTCGAGCTGACCACCCCGTCCCTGTCCTGGCAGAAGGATGTGGTCATCCCGATGATTGAGATCGACATGGAAACCGGTGTCGGGCTCACAGACGGGCAGGGCGAAGACCCGCTAATGATGGTCGAGTACAGCAAAGACGGCGGCCTCACCTGGGTAGAGCATTCATCGGTCAATTTGGGCCGTCTCGGGCAGTACAACACCCGGGTGCCCATGTACCAGTTTGGCCGCGTCATCCGGAATCAGGATTTTGCCCTGCGCCTGAGGGTGTCTGATCCGGTCGAAGTGCGCATGTACCGCGCCTGGATAACGCTTGAGGAGGGCATGTAGTGGCAGCCCCCCGTCAGACCATCGATGTAAACCAGGAAATTGTGGACGAACAGCGCAAGCCCACGAAGTTCCTGGAGTCGTTTCTCTACGACCATGAAATCCTTATCGGCACCGGCTCCCCTGAAGGGGTGGTGGAGGCCGACCCAACCCGACTCTACATGGATGATGCAGGGTCTTCCGGCAGTGTTCTGTACATCAAGCAAACCGGCACGGGTAACACCGGCTGGATCGCTGTGTGAGGTGAAATAATGGGTATTTTTTCCAGCGGCGCCGACTCGGCCCGAAAGGTTCGCCAGCTTCTCTATGATCAGTATCAGGAGAACAAGGGGCGCCTGCAGAAAGCCGGCGGGTACGCCGAAGATATGCTTAACCCCTACATGCTGGACCCGTCCGTCATGCAGGAACTGCAAGGCGTCGTGACCGGCACCGGTAGCAACTACCAACAGTCCCCCATCTATCAGCAGTACATGGATGTGGGAAAGGAAACCATGCTGCAGGACATGGCAGGCACCGGCACCCTGTATTCTGGCAAGCGGATGGAAGGCATGCGCGACCTGGGACAGAGCGCCTTCGGGCAGTATATGAACACCCTTACCGGGCTGGCCGGCTTTGGCCGCGACACTGCTTCCCAGCTGGGCGGCATCCGTATGAACACCGCCGCCAATATCGCCGGGGCCGGCAACCAGTACGCCAGCGACGTGGCGAACATCCGCATGGCGCAACAGGCGAATGAAAGCAGCCTGGGGGCTGGTGTCCTCAATCTGGTGTCCAACGTGGCTGCGTCTGCAATGCAGCCTGGTGGCGGCGCCATTCCCAAGTAGCGGAGTCGAAAATGGCCGTATATCCAAGATTAATGATGGTTGATTACGCCGGCAATCTGGACCGTATTGGTAGAAATATCGGTGCTGGCATCCAGGGCTACAAGCGCGGTCAGACTCAAGAACTGGCCGGGCAAGCCATGATGGGTGATCCCAGCGCCATGGAAGGCCTAATGATGCGAGACCCGGCCATGGCCGCCCAGGTGCAGGACCGGCTGTCCGCCCAGCAGGCTGCGCAGCAACAGCAGGAGCAGGCCATTCTGGGCAAGCTGGCCGAGGAAAAGCGCGACCTGTTCGAGCGCCTGGGCGGTGCTGAAACGCCTGAGGACTTCGTAGCCAACGCCACCCGGGCCGTGCAGGTGGGTATGTATCCAACCATTGCCTCAACGATGGGCAAAGAAGACCAGTTCGACGTGGACGACTTCAATATTGCTCGCACCTTCTACCAGATGGCGCTGGATCCGCAAGAAAAGACCGCCCTGCTCAAAGAAATGGACGCGGCAGGCATCGACCCAGCATCACCGGAGGGTCAGCAGCTGATCCGCGACCGCTACGCCAAGGCCTCTACCAATATCAACATTGGCGGCCAGGGCGAAGACGGTTTCGGCGCCTCCAAGAAGAAGTTTGCCGAGAAGCTGGCCGAGAAACAGGCCAACCAATGGGAAACGCAGACCGAGGCTGCAAGCAGCGCAGAGGAAAACATCGCTGCGGCTGACGAAATGCTCACTCTGCTGAACCAGGGGCTTGAAACCGGCGGTTTGACCCCGCTGCGTGCCGGCGTGGATAAGCTCAGCAAAGCGGCGTTCGGATTCTCCCTGACCGGTGTGGACCCCGATATGGCGGACCGTTTCCAAGGCTTGTCCACCAAGCTGTCACGGCAGTTGCGCCAGCCCGGCGAGGGCATCATGACCGATGCTGACGCCAAGGCCTACGAGAAGGTGATTGGCGGTCTGGGTACCGGCGTAGAAGCCAACCGCGCATCCATTAACGCCTTCAAGAAGACGCAGCAGCGCAACCGGGAAAAGGCGGCAGAAATGGACGCCTGGGTATCAAAAACCGGCACCCTGGACGGCTTCAAGGATTACTGGAACCGGTACATGAAGCAGAATCCGCTGTTTGTTTCTGAAAGCGACGAGGGCGGTGCTGCCTCTTCTGGGGCGGCCGCACAGAGAATGCGGTACAACCCTGAAACCGGAGAACTGGAGCCTGCAAAATGATCGAGGTAGAGCATCCTACGCTTGGCATCATCGAGTTCCCCGATGGCACCAGCCCGGAGCAGATGAAGGCGGCGATCCAGAAGGCAGAGGGCGGCGCTGTGCCTGCGCCTCAAGATGCTCCGGCGCCCACTGTGACTCAGGAACAGCCATCGCCTGCCGAGGCTCAGAAAGAAAAGGGGGTGCTTGACTACATTCCTGGGTATGCCTTGATGGAGGACATGCTTGGGACAACTGCCGGAATGGCTGTCACCGACCGCTCCCCGGAGGGCTTGAAGGCGGCGCTGGGTAATTTTGTGGAAAACACCCCTCCAGTAGTGGCTGCAGAGGCTTTGGCGTCTTTCATTACAGGTCTTGGCGCTCAGGCTGGTGGGGGACTGGCAGGCATATATAAAACAGCAACCGATGGGCCTGAGGCGGGCGCTGCAACTGTAGAATCCGCACAAGAAAACGTTACCTATGCCCCCAAGGCGGCTGGCACCCAAGAGGCCATGAAAAACATGGAGATTGTTGGTGTTGCATGGGAAAAGCTCCAGGATCTGACAGGCAATGCCAGTGAATATCTGGCAACTGTCGCCGGCGCTGAGCCGGGCTCAACCGGTGCAGGCGTGGCCTACGCTGCTGGTTCAGCACTACCTGATGCCATGTCGATGATGTTTCCTGCTGCCAAGATGAGGCGCGGCGCACCAGAGGCGCCTCCGGCTTCTATCGAGGATATAGCAAAAGGTGTTGAGATTGCGGGATCAGACAGCAAGTTCATTCCTGGCAAAAAGGCGGTCGAAAAGGCTGTGGCGCAAGAGGTCCGCCCTGAAGTAGAGACGGTTCGTGCCTTTGAAGACATGGGTATGCCAGCAGAGGCCGTTCCTGCTGAAGTCCTGTCCGGGAGCGACACTTTTCGTGAGCTGGCCGGCGTGGCGCGCTCTGTGCCCGGGTCAGAATCGTCAATTCGCTATGGCCAATTCTTGGACAACTTGAAGACCAAGGCCGACGAGCTGGCAAAGCGTGCTGATGCAGATGATCCCTCTGTGCTGAACTTGAATGTGGAGGAGGCGCTGACCCGCGGCATTGAGCGCGCGCGCACCATCGAAAAGGATCTTTACGACAGCCTGGACAGTGCCGTAAGGCCAGATAAGAAGGTGGATGTCAGCCCAATTACCAGCAAGCTGCTGGGACGCCTGGACGAAGTTGGGGGCGATCTGTCCGAGCTATCCGGGATGGAAAAGCGGCTGTTTCAGCGCTTCCTGAGCCGTCAGAAAGACGCCTTTGGCCGCACCATCTACGCGCCCAAGGAAAAAACGTGGTCGGGCCTGACTGGTTTGCGCAAGGAGCTGAATGCCGCCCGGGGCGGAAAGGGCGGTTTTGGCGATGCCGCAAGCTATGAGCTGGACGATTATGCCAATACGGTTTCCGGCACGCTTCGCCAGGCCGCCGACGAAATGGGATTCGGCGATCAGTATGCCCAGGCCATGCAGGCCACTGGCGCGAAAAAAGCAGCGCAGGAAGCTGCCCAGAAGGTGCTGGGAAAGAACCTGGACAAATCCTTTACTGCCATGTTCGACACGAGAATGAACAACCTGGTGAAGGGCCGCGTGAAGGAGTTTGATGATGCCGTTAAGGCGCTCCCAGAGGGCCAGCGCGAGCAGGCGATCAAGTCCATGGTTTACCAGAAGGCGTTCAAGCAGCAGGACATGAACAGCCCTGTGGACATCGCCGGCTTTAACCGCTGGTACAACATGCTGGACTCAAACGAGGGCGCGAAACGGGCGCTCTTCAAGCACCTGGACCCGCAAACCCGCAAGGATATTAACAATCTTGGTAGAGCTGTTGGGGCCATCAAGCGAGCCAACGAGAAGTCCATCATGACGGGCAGGCTATTGGCAGCTGAAGAGGGCTTCAGTCCTGCGCAAAACATTATTCGGAGAGTGGCAGGGGGGCTTGCCGGTATGGCGGGGCTCAATGGTGGCGCAGCAGGCAATGCGGCCTTGACCGCCATCCAGTCAGCCAGGAAGGGGAAGCGACTCAATATAGCGGCCAGCGACCTGCTTGGCTCTCCGTCATTCCAGCGCCATGTGTCAAATATCGTCAGCGA